CTGCCGTATCTGCTGTACCCGCCGGCGACCGCCTCCTTCGACGTGATCACCGGCAGGTACAGCAGATACGGCAGTGCCCGCCCGTCGGCTGCGATCCCGGCGAAGGCGTCCGCCCGGACCCGTCCGGCACGGTCGGATGTGGCGCCTTCGGCGGTCACGGTAGCGTCCACGTACTCATCGGCCGCCGAGGCGGACGCCAGCTGGGCCAGCGTCAGCGTGCGGACCATCTCCGGGCCCACCCAGGACCGCCACGACCCCGACAGGTCGCGGGGGTCCATTTGCCGCCACAGGTCCTGGATGCGGTTCGCGGCCGCCCGAGCGCGGCGCGCCTGCGCGGCCTGGAACGCCAGTGCCACGTCCCGGGCCGTCAGGGTGGCCATCAGCCGGCGCCCACCGGCTCAAGGTTCGGGTCGGCGGCCGGTGGCGGGACGGGCTCGGTGGGCGGCTTCACGCCGGAGTCGAGCGCCGACAGGTCGCCGGCCATGATGCGCTGCATTGCGTCGTTCGCGGCGGCTTCGTCCTCCTCCTCCATGCGTGCGATCTCCGCCTGGGAGAAGTTCAGCCGTTCCCGCGTCTGCCGGAGCGGCACGATCTTCGCCGTGTAGAGCTTGACCGACGCGTCGGCGGCCTGCGCTACCGTCGGCGTCGCGGCGTCGCGCCACAGGGTCTCCAGGCTCCGGGCATCCGGGTTCAACTGGCCGTCCCGGACCAGCAGTACCAGGCGCATGACGCGCTCCCAGGAGCCCCCCCAGGCCCGCTGCTTGCGCTCCGCGCGCTTCACCAGCCGTGTCTCGCTGGAGCGGATGGCGTCGGCGGAGGCCGGGTTCTGGGTGCTGTAGCCGAGGAACTGCGGCGGCAGGCCCGACAGGGAGCTCACGAGCTGCGCCAGCTGGTTCAAGGTCTTGTGGAAGTTCTCCAGGCTGGCTTCGGGGAACTGGATGACGTCGGCGCCGTCGTCTTTCTTGTTCTTTTCCGTCGCCCACATCCGGCCGATGATCCGGCTGAACGCCGACAGCCGGCGCCCGTTCTCATCGACGAAGTCCTCTTCGCCGAACCCGAACGCCACCCGCCGCGGCGTCGCGTGGTACTCCGCCGACACCATCATGTCGGTGGCGATTTTGCATGCGGCGTCGCTGAGCGGGATCACGTCCTTGAGCTCCGACACGCCTCCGGGGCACTTCAACCGGGGCCGGTTCGGGAGCACCTCGACCAGCACCTCGCCGATCTCGTGGTCGTCACGCTCTTGTTCCGGGTCCTCGATCCACTTCCCGGTGTCCTTCACCCACCACACCGTGGCGTCCGGCAGGTACAGCGTGGCGTGCTCGATCTTCTTGTCGTTCTCGCCGTCCTCCTGCCAGCGCTTCATCGCAGCCGCCACTCGGCGTGTGCGGGGGTCGAACTCCGCGAACATGTCCAGCGCCGACTCGACCGTGATCAGCGGCGTGTCCGCGTCGCCCTCGTTCTCGCCGACCACGATGTACGAGCGCTTCATCGCCAGGGCGTCCAGGTGGCCCATCTGCGACTGCTCGTCCATGTCGTTGGCCTGCCAGATCCGCCACAGCTCGGTATCGGCGTCCGCCTCGCCCGGGAACCTGAACCCCTCGACGTCCAGGCGTTCCTCGATGCTGTCGACGACCAGTCGCGGCCAGTTGATGACGACCTGCCGCACCGTCTCCTGCAGCTCGAGCTGGAGCTCCGGGGCCATGTAGGACAGTGGCTGGCTGCCCTCGTAGTACGAGTTCAAGGTCTTGAGCTCGCTCAGCTCCTTGTCGTGGCAGGAGATCAGGTGCGTCAGCCACTGCAGTTCGGTGCGCTCCACCGGTACCCCCTCACCGCATGACGATCATCTTGGACTTCTTCCGGGGCTTTGCCTGGCCGGCCTTGATGGCGTCGTTGGCGGCCTCGTGGGCGAGGACCGAGATGACAGCAAGGTCGATCTTCTGGGTGTGCGTCGCCTTACGCAGGACGTACCGCTTCGATGGCCGGGCCGCCTTGCGCGCGTTCCGGACATGGATGGACGTGCTCTCACAACCGTCATGCCGGAACGTGCTGTCCTTCTTGGTGACGTCCGTCAGCAGCTGCTCGCACGCGGCGTGCATCTGCACGGCGCGGTAGGTCTGCCACTCGGTGACGCGCTTGTCGCCGTATCGGGCTTGCCAGGCGGCCACCTCGCTGGTCCAGTACGGCGGGTCGCAGTACATGCGGATCACGTCGAAGCGGCCCATCAGTTCGTCCACGGCTGCGTCGACCTCGAGGCGCGGCACCTGTCCGTCCCAGTCCTCCGGATCCCAGACGCACGGCAGGCCGTCACCGTAGGTCGGCGTGAACTGGTAGCCGTCCAGGGTTTCCGCCCTCAGACCAGTCCAGTCGTCCACGTCCGAGCCGTCGAAGCCGAGGACGATCCTGGTGCCGTCCGGCACGTCCTCAAGGGCAATGCGGGCGTCCCAGCGGTCCTGCTGGAGCCAGGTACCCATACCGGCGGTGATGCGGTTGCCGTAGAAGCGTTCGGCCTCGGCCGGCTCCTTCTCCATCAGTTCGAACGCTTCGCCCTCGATGGCGCCGAGGTCGATATGGGCGCTTCCCTGATACACAGCGGCGTGGATCTTCCGCCGTTCCGTCTTGTCCGCGTAGTCCAGGCCCTTGGGCGGCAGTCGGTGGTAGCGGTAGACGTCCTTGGCCTTGGTCTCCGCGGTCTTCTGCGCCACGGCGTTCTCGGTCGGGTCCCAGGCGTTCGTCGTCTCCAGCGAACGCCCGGCCATGCCCGCCAGGCCGCGCCGCTGCGTGGTGGCGACCTTCGTCATGCCGTTGGTGACGGTCCAGATCCCGGTCTCGTCCTGGACGCCGAACGTGATGGGGTTACCCAGGCGGGACTGTGCCGACGACGTCACGACGTCGATCCGGCCGTCGCCCGGCAGGCGGATGAACTGCTCGCCGACCTTCATCACTTCCGACAGCGGCCCGTTGCGGATCATCGCCTGAAGCGGCCGGTAGGTGTTGTCGGTCTGGTCCTCGGACGTCGCCGTGATCTGGATGAGCGGCTGGTTCCACGGCCGGCCCATCGCTTCCCCGGGCTCGTACTCGTACACCCAGCCGCAGCCACAGCGATGGGCAGAGCAGCGGTACCGCTCGCCGCCGCGCGCCCATCCGCCGAACAGCACCGGCCCGACGCCCTCAGCCGCAACGATGCCCGCAGCCCACGGCCCTTTGCCGGACTTCTGCGGCGCCACCACCTGCGCGCGCCGGTAGTGGAACGCCGTGGACAGCTGTCCGAGCTCGGCCGCCGGCTTGACCCTGTACAGGTTGGCTGTGGCCCGAAGCTGCCAGTCGTACATCTGGAACGGCTTCGGCTCCGGATCGAGGCCGCCGACCGACTGGAGACGGCAGTGCTGGGCGATCCAGTCCGGGACGACGAAGAGGGTGGGGAAGTCGAGCGACCAGGTCCCGTCGTCAGCCGCTACCACCGGCAACCGCCCTCAGCCGGGCGCGGGCCGACGTCGGCGCAACAGCGGGGGCCGCATCGGGGCGGGAAAGCGTGTCGTCTTCCTCCGTAGGGCGGTCGATGCGCCAGCGGTTCGCGCGCATCCCCGGGGTCGTCAGGCCCAGCGAATCAGACAGCTGCCGAACCAGCACCGACAGCGTCACCGACGCATCCGGCATCTCGGCCTCGGCCAGACGCCGCACATACAGCGCCACCTCCAGTTCCTGGCCGTACCGCTCCCACATCAGGGCCTGCGGCTTCTCCCACATCGCCTCCCACAATTCGGACTCGCGGTCGCTCTGCCCGACCAGCGGCCAGTAGGGCGTTGCGCCCTCACGGCCCTCGGCAGGCAGGATCGTCCACTCACCGGCGTCCCGCTCGCGCCGCAGCGCGTCAGGATCGGGTGCCGGGCCGGACCGGGCGCGTGCTCCACCCTTCGGCATGTTGATCACTCCAGATAGCCGCGTTGCGCGGCGGAAACGCCGTCACCTTGCGTGACGACAAGTCATGATCATCAAGTCTTTGAACCCGGCAGACCTGGCAGCCACCTCCCCGGCGGTCCTCCGGTGATCGCCGCTGAGGGTCCCTCCCCACCCCGTCAGGGGGCTGCCGTCACCATGGGTGAGCCTTGGCGTCGGCCGCTGGGGCGGTCGCGTCGGCCGGGTGGGGGGTGAGCGGGACGGTCAGGGGGATGGTGCGCTCTTCGCTCCAGGCTTGGTCGTCGTGGTCGGGGTCGACCAAGCGTCGGCCTTCGGTGGTGGTCTTGTACTGGCGGTACCGGATGACGGTGTGCTGGTCGTCGTCGCGTTCGATGCTGATCCAGCGGTCCAGGACTTGCTCGTGGTCAACGCCGTTGGCTTCGAACCAGTCGCTGATGGCCTTGCGGTTCGCGTGGATCTCGGGTTCGCGGAGGAGGTGCAGGACGACGGTCACGCTCAGGTCCAGGTGTAGTGCGCGTCGCCATCCCGCGCCTCGTGCACGTCGGTCAGATCCTCGGGCTTGGTCAGCTCGGCATCCTTGTGGCCGGCGGCGAGTTGGCAGGTGACGTGGCCGGCGAGGACTGGCAGGACGTGCGGGACACCGCATGCCGGAGCCTGCTCGCTCTTCGGCTCGGGCGCTGCTGTCGCTTCGGCCTTGGCGTCGTCGGGTTCACTGGCCTTGGGCTTGGCGGTCATGTGTTGAATCCTCCTGGCTGGTGTTGCGCCGTCTCCTTGGAGTGACAGGGTCCACACAGCCCGCGTCCGTGCTTGGTGTCGTTGGGGTCCTGGCCTTGCTGGACGAGCTCGCGCCGGCTGAGCGGGTGGTGGTCAGCGTGCTTGCTGGGCTGGCCGCAGGGGTCCGGGTGTCCGTGGTCTTCCTCGGTGCAGACGCACAGTGGGTCTTTGGCGAGGACGCCGGGGCGGAAGCGGGTGAGGTGTTGGCCGCCGTAGCCGCGCTGCTTGGCGGTGCCGCGCTGCTTCTCGGCTTCGGCCCTGCATCCGTCGCAGCGACCTCCCTGCGAAAACTCGGGGCAGCCGGGTCGGCAACAGACTCGCCACCCTCCACGTCTCGGCATGGCGTATCTCCTGCGGCTACGGTGTGGCATCCGATGCAAGGGGGAAGCTGATGCGTGGTCGTGCTGATGTGCCGCTGGGGATCGTGGTGGCGGCGCTGGTGGTGTTGTTGGCGAGCGTCGTGGAGCGTTGGCTTCCGGGCATCGTGTTGTCTTCTGCCACGACCTTGGGGGTGCTGGCTGCGACGGCTCGTCAGCGGCGGACGGGTCCGGATCCGGAGGTGACGCTTAGGCCGGGCGGGAAGGACCGGCCGTGGCGGCGCGGCGAATAGCGGACACTGGCTGCATGGCTATGACGTATCAGGGCCCGGCGACGTTGGTCGCTCCGGGTCTCGCGATCGCCGTTGTTGCAGACCTGCGGGTCGAGCACCAGATCCTTGAGTCGATCGACGGCAACGGCCGTGTCGTCCGCGAGCGCGGTCTCAAGGAGTGGCTCGGCGGCATCCAGTCAGACGACGGATCCTTCTGGGAGATCCTCAATGCGTCGCCCAAGCTGGTGCTTCCTGGTGGGCGTGAGGGAGCCTTCTTCACTCATCTGCCGACTGCCGAAATGCTGGATGAGGGCAGCGTAAAGATCCAGGGCGCGGGTCCGGCCCCGTTTGGAGATGCGGCTGACGAGGCTACGGCCTGACCCAGTCGCCTGCGTCGTCCTCGACCATATCGGCGCCGCACCGGCAGCAGATCCCGACGTGTCGCGCTTGGCCCAGCATGGTGGTCTCGACGACGCCTTCATGCGGGCAGACGTCCGGGGCGACGAGCTTCGTCAGCACCACGGCGAAGGCTGCGGGTGTGCCGGGCTCGGGCTGGATGCCGAGCAAGTCGTGTTCGAGGACCGCGATGCGCGTCGGGTTGGCGCGTGGCGCTGGCGGCTCGGGCTTGCGACGGCGGAACGTCATGCGTCCAGCCTCCACTACCCCATGATCTCCGGCCAGTGCCAGGTACTGCCGCGCGGCTCTTCGCCCTTGCCGGGGTCGTGGTCTGCGGGGTCGTCGTACTGCACGTTCTTGTTGAAGAAGAAGCCCTCGGGATTGAGGACGCACAGGTGGACGTCCGGGACCTTGCCGTACAGGCCGCCGGACAGGATGTCGGGGACGGCGGTGACGATGGCCGCGCGGCACTGCGAGGCGTACTCGCCGCCCGGGGTTCCGTAGGAGCGGTAGTGGACGATCGCAGCAACGCTCGGGCGCGTCATGATGCGCTCTTCTCGGCGAGGAACCGCCGCACGGTCTGGTTGTGGCGGGCGTCGGCGAGTGCGTTGTGCTGACCGCTAGCCTGCTTGGGCAGGTTGTCGTCCTTGAGGCCGAGGCGTTCGGCTTCCTGCTGGATGTCGTGGGTCCACATCGGGAAGCCCTCGGGGAGATCCATCATCGTGCCGAAGAGCTGACACAGGGCGACGTGGTCGTAAGCGGCGTAGTCGGCCCACAGTTCGACGTAGGGCAGCATCCCGGTGCGGTCGCGGTGTTCGGTGTCGAGGATGAAGTCCTCGATCTCGCGGGCGATCTGCTCGCGCGGCTTGACCTTGTCGAAGTCGGGCAGGTCGGGGTCCCAGAGGAGGAGGTCGCGGGTGCTAGCGGTGCCGCCTCGGGTCAGGGGCAGCGTGGGTACGACGTTGGTCATGAGCCAGGGGTTTTCGAGGAGTGCGGTGCGGTCGCATTCGGCGCTGATGGCGTAGTACTCGCGGCCGTCGTCCGAGACGATCGCGATGGAGACGAGGTCGATCACGGGCGAGGTCTTGGCGAACTCGCAGTCGTAGTCGTAGACGGACATGGCGGGTTGGGTCCGTTCGGGTTGGCGAGTTGGCTGTTCAGATCGCGTCGAGGACGCCTTCGGTAACGAGGATCGCGCGGGCCCCGCACATGTCCCTGAAGCGGGTGAGACTGTCCGGATCACCGAAGAGATGTTCGGCTCCCTCAGGGTCCACCTGGTCAACGACGAGCACGAACGGCGCTTCGTCGTCGTGGGTGGACGGCAGGGCGAGGACTTGGATGCGGGCCATTAGTTCACTCCGTACCACTGATCGCGGTCACCGCGCCTGCACCGTGTAGTCGGGGTAGGTGAGGCTGGAGATGGCCACGACCTCCGGGTTGGGGAACGTGCCCCAGTTGCGGAAGCTGAAGATCCCGACCTCGCTCGCACTGGGCTGCGGGATCGGGTACTCGGTGACCTCTGGTCCCATGGTTGCGGCGTTCCAACTGTCGTGGGTGACGCAGACGACGGCGGGGAAGTCACCATGCATGACGATCGTTCCGAGGTTGGGCGTGCTCATCGGCGGCTCTCCTATGCGGGCATGAGTTCGCGGACGGCGGAGACGATGCGCCTCGACAGGCCGATGTGGCCCGTGTCGGTGGGGTGGACGGCGTCGGTTCCGATCCACGTGTCGGCGTTGCCGGTGCCGGTGGTCGCGCCGACACGGCCAGTGCCGGTGATCCACGCGCCGTGGGTGGCGACCAGGCCGCCGGCCGAGTTGTAGACCGAGCCGGTGATGGGGCTGATGAACGGGAACCCGGCCCCGGCGGCGGCGGCCTTGAGCGTGGCGTCGGTGTTGGTGAGACTCGCGCCGGGCGACCCGGTGGGCGACCAGCATCCGATGACGTACACCTGGCAGTTCGGCAGCCCGGCCTTGATGTTCGCGTACAGGGCTGCGGCGGCGTTGCCGATGGCGGTCTGGTCGCCGCTGGAGTCGTTGTAGCCGCCCCACACGATGAGCCTGTCCGGCGTCCAGGCGATGACATCGGCCTGGACGCGGTCTGCGAAGGTGGCGTAGGAGCCGACGGTGACGTAGCCGGTACCTCCGCGGCCTTGCTGCCAGGCGTCGGTGGAGCCGAGGAATCGGGCGGTGCGGTGGAACCAGGTGCCGTTGCCTGCACCGGTGTTGTTGGCTGATCCGTCGCTGAGGCTGTCGCCGAGGACCATAAGGCGGCCACCCTGCAGGGGGACTTTCCACATCGAGGCGGTGGGCGGCAGGTATACGCCACCGAAGGGGAAGGTGACGAAATCGATGCGGATACGGCGCGGGATGGCGCTGCCCATGTCGATGGTGATGAGGTG